AATTGCCAGCACCCACGTTGTAAACGAATGAGTAAAGAGCGCCGCGCGTTGTTTCCGGTATATCGACTTCGATGTACGGGTTAATTTGTCTGGCGACAGTGGCAAGGTCTTTATTCAAGAGTGTTTTGCATTCTGCTTTGGTATACGTTTTACCGAGCATGATGTCTTTTCCTGTATGCCCGTGACATACAGTCCATACACCAACAATATCTTTGTATGGTATGTAGCTGACACCTTCCAGACCATCGTTACCACTTGGGCCAGTGATTAACACTGATGCTATAGCAATTGCTCCGCCACCAATAGCAGCAGCAACGACTTTTCGTAATGATGGAGGCATTATTCACCTCTCGCAGCCTTGCGCTTATCTTCTTTAATCTTGAAATAAAGGTTTGTCAGGTACGTCAGCAGGCCAAATACCAGACTACCCAGCACACCGATTGCAGCCCACTGTGACGGAGTTACTCTATCGAGCAACTGTAAAAACCAGTAGCCAGCACTGCCTGCGGAGGTGCCGTAGGCAATGCCTGTTGAAATTTTGTCCATGGATCTCATAGCCTCACCTCCGCACGGAACGGATGGCATAGTTATTATGTGTAGGCTTTCAGACACATCAATCAGAGCCTTAATTGATATATATGCTGGAGACGATGCAATATAAAAAGCTCGCCGTAGCGAGCTAATAAAATGTATTTCTCTGATATTATGTTTATTTGTATTAGCTCAGACTTGACATCACAGGTTTCGTATATAGAACATCATCAAATCTGTCAGTTTGCTATGAATGAGATATAGTAATTGAAGAGCTAACCTCGCATGTCAAAGCCAGATTTCTGAAAATCTCTGTAGACTTCCGGATTGTTGAAGGCCGGAAATTTGGCTTTATGAGCTGCGGACTTTATCGCTTCGCAATAGGCTTTATCACCGTTACTGGTAGATATTTTTAACGCCGTGCCATCCTGAGAGAATTCCATATGCAACCTGCATTTTTTCCCTTTCCAGTTATGCGGCTCATCAAGTTTGGCATTAATTGCAGCTCTGATTCCCCGCGCTTGCGCCCCCCATTCATCCTGATCATCCCAGCGTCCTGAACTGCAACTACCTGTAGCAGTAGTTTTGTGGCAATCTGAAGGGTGTAAAGGTGTGCATCCCGCAACAAAACCGACCCAAAAAGTCAACATAACGATTTTCTTTAATCCCACTTCTTGCTCCTCAATCCATTAAAATCTCAGCAATAGTAGTTGCTACGTCCGCCACTGGCTCAGAGCTGACTATCCGCTAAATTTAGCTCAGTGCCGTAGCTGTGTCAGAACAAACCTAAGCCGAAACCGTTTATTACAAAACAATAAATATCAGGGTTTAAAATCCAGCACCCCATTTTGAAATACTTTATATACTTCCGGCGAAGGGGGGGCAGGTATATCAGCATTCTTTATCGCATTCATCGCTTCACGACATAAATCGAGGTCTCCACTTTCTCTTTTAACCTCCAGTAGAAGGCCATTCGGGGCCATATGCATTCTCAGTGTACACTCTTTTCCTGAATACTTACTCGCATCCCCGAACTGTTTTTCGATGGCGCTCTTGATTTGATGGGCATACAGACGGATATCCTCACTAACATCAGAAGTACGTTCAGATGAACTCACATACTGTGTCTCTATTGCTTTATCGGAGTAATATGATGTACGGTCATGATAATTTGTCGATACAGCATCAGTGCACCCGATAATAATCCCACTAATAATCAACGTAAGAATTGATGCGCTACGAAAACCCATTTTTCCTCACATATGTCATATAGTAAAGGATTATATATACCGTTGTTTTGGACGCTCAAACAGCGAATCAGATCAAATAAAACGCACATTTGTTAACATTTACACAAAGTCTGCGTGGGATATTCTGAAAGAATATCCATAATGTGGAGAGAATCTATTGAAGTGCATGGTGCCGGGTGCCTCCCGGTGAACAAAATGTTCGTGATACCTGTCGGCGACAGAAAAGGTTAATGGTATCACCCCACCGCACAGGGGGATTCACCATGCAGGAGTTTTCTTAGCAAACTCACTGCGCGCCCGGCAACTCCCAACCACATAAAATGCGGAGTTTGTGGTATTTATGCATATAACTCGCAGGAATTATCTTAAAAAACTGATGTCGATCCGGATTAAAAAGAAGCAGGTCATCATCAGATGACTGGAAAAAAGGAAAACAAAAAATACTCATCATACAGTTTTGATTGCAGGGATGAGCCTGCTATGCACAATATGCAGAATATAAGCAAGATAAAAATATGCAGGCATATTATTTCGGATTTTGTTATTAACACAACCTTTTTAATAATCATTTGGCATACAATAAACCAGCCCAAAAAGAACCGCCTAAACAGGCGGTTGGTCAATACAAAGGATGCTTCGTCTTTATTATAGTAATCTGAGGCGTCGGGTGTCTTGTATCAGACAACATATTGTCCCGCTAAACAGCGAATTACAAACCACCCTGCAATGATCTCTCATCTCATTTTATATGAGTTGACGACATCAGGATAACGCATCATCAGCCCCTGCCAAGAAATATCAAAACTCCCGCCAGCAATGTGTTATCACAATATTGTAAAAAAAACACAGCACCGAAACTATAACTGGTCTCTGTTATAATTTGGAGCAGAAAGACCAGTTGCCCAACTAGCAGCATTCTCCCCTGCTTTCCTGACGTAAAAAAACCGCATTAAGCGGTTTTTTTACGATGTCCATGTCTGCAATCCGCCTCGCGATACAGCTTTGCGAAGCATAGCAAAATTGAAGCAGTTTATACGTAAGAAATCAAGCCATTTTCTCAGCAAATGATTCACGCATGGGAATATATAGGGCATACTCAGCAACAGCTAACCAATTAGCAATCCGTTTTTCGCATGTGCTAAAACACCACTCTGGGTGTGCATCATTTAGCAATTCAGCCATTTTGCGCTTAGTCATCCCCCGCCCTTCATAGCGTTGCCGGAGAATGCAAATCAATCCTGGATGCTCTGCCAGCACCTCACTTATGACTCGATCAATACATAACGCCTCTGCATCAGTACAATGCGCCAGCCAGCTCTTTTGCTTGCCGTTGATCATCTCTCGCAAAAACGCTTCCAGCTCAGCTTTCTCTATTCCCGCTTTTTTCATTCTGCGCAGGGCTTCATTAATGGCTGTTTTCGTCAGTTTTTTGGATGCCAACAACTGATTGAACATATTCCCTGACCTGCCACCGCCAATATACGACCAGCGCCCCCACATACGTAGTTTTCCCTGAATCCAGACACTTTCCAGCGTGGTGAGGCGAAGGTGTTCTCCGCTTTTTCCTGTATTCGTTGGGTAAATCATAAATGACCTTTCTTTCTCCAGATTTCTTGTGTGCGAAAAACCCCTTCAGCATGCATCAGGCGCAATTCTTCTTTGGTGTAATCGCTGGTTTTTACCCGCCCGTCGATTAGATCGTGGCATGAGCTACAGGCTATCGCCGCCTGCATATCGTGTGGTTTTGTCGCTGTTCCGCACGTCCCCGCCAGCCTGTAATGCGCCAGCACAGAGGTTTCGGGATTGTGATTGCAGTAGCCAGGGATTCTGATCTGGCACATCTGGCCTTTAGCCGCTTTACGTAAATTCACCATTACGCAAACTCCAGTAGTTGTGCGGCCACATTTTCAACTTCCTCCTGAGAGGAGAATTTACGAAACAGAATCCAGTTCCACAGCACATTCAGTACAGATTTATAAACCTGCTGAAACTCGACTTCGTCCATATTCGCAAAAGCGATGGATTTTGCCCGACGCCCACGGCTACCGTCCGGATAAATATGCTCGGTGTAAAATCCGGCCTGAATGGTTACCCACTCGCGGAAAGCCTCAAACGACTTTAGCAACGCCGTATCCCGGGTTCTACGAGTCGCAACGGTGTTAAGGTATTGCTCTGCGGCATCACTCAGGGCTGGCGTGTGTTCCCGACCAACTGATTCGCACAGGTAATCAACGAAACCAGACAGCAGTTCTCGTTCGCGAGGCGTGATCGCCCCACCGACCGGAGTCCAGTAATCGAATCCCAGTTGCAGGAGTTTGAAAAAACGCTTGTGGAATGCGTAGTTACGCACACGCTTAAAGTCTGCGTGTATCCACTCACCTATTTTGATTTGATGCAGAAAATCGCAACTCTCCGGCGTCGCCGGGAGAAGTAAACCAGAAGAAGTTTGTTTGACCAGTTGTATATGCGCCATTTCTCAATCTCTCGATGGCGCAGCGCAGCAGATGCCAGTTGTTCAGGCTGACGAATAAAGTATAAATAAACTGGCTATGGTGTAAAGCCCCACATAGCATGAACAAACACTACATATCAAATAGCTGGTACAAGGATAGAAATACGACATTTATTATTAAAAACGATTAGATAAATTACATTTTAATGTTATGCAAAAGTTCTTTTTTATCATAACATTTCAATAAAAGCATTACAGATGCAATCATCCCGTCATCATCAATTATTTAAGGTGGTTAAACATGGAAAATAACAAGTTCGCACATCTCGCTCCTTTTTTATCCGTAATCCTTTTCGCTTGTTGTTTTATATGGGCATTATTTTTATAAAGTAGCCACATGATAAGTTGCTGGAATCATATTTCCCACTCAAGTCATTAACATTTGATAAGATATATCTAAAAGGACGCCTTTACATTATTTATGTGTATATAATTTATTTATATACACAGTAAAGGTATCCTGGGAAAATATTTATCGTTAAAAAATACATCATAAATAATTAAGCTGAAATTTCAGAACACAACTAATACACACAATAAGGTTCAGTAACAATAATCTATGTGGACTACATCGAGATTTTTTGATTAAACTTTAATAACTTATTCCTAACACACAGAATGCATAAACTAAAAGTAAAACAAATAGTTATACGAAAAACAACCATATTTATTATATCTTCTCCTCTAATCAACATATCAATTATGTGTTTCATAACAGCTTGACATAACCCTCAAAAACACGCATTTATAATGCATGTTTTTGAGGAGGTGGTTATGACACACAAGAGAATTCCTAAAGATTGGGTAATCAAACGCTCAACTCCGTTCTTCACAAAAGAGAACGTACCTTCAGCGTTATTAACACATCATAATACAGCAGCAGGTGTTTTTGGGCAGTTGTGCGTAATGGAAGGCACTGTAACATATTATGGTTTTACTGATGAGAATGCTACTGAACCGGAGATAAAAGTAGTCATTAATGCTGGCGCTTTTGCAACAAGCCCACCACAATACTGGCACCGTGTTGAACTAAGCGATGATGCTCAGTTTAATATTAACTTTTGGGTCGCTCCAGACTTCTCGGGCGAAAAAGTCTATAGCACCAAAAAATAGATGATCATATTAAAAATGCTTTAACAGTCAGACCCGGCAGGGCTATCCCCGACGGGTCTCATTTTTGTAAATATATTGGTTCTACATTGACAGGAGACTTCAATCATAAGAAGTAATCTGAATACTTGAGCAATAAATTTACTTAAGATTAATGAGCGCACCTTGCCGGACAAAGATAAACCAAGGTAACACCTTTTTTCTAGCCAGTATGTAATCAATCAGAAAGCCGCTCCATAAGAACAACAGCAAGACAATAAATTGCCATTACAGCCGCAATAGCCAGCGCACATTTGAGAACCAGCACGACACCCCCCTGTATTAGACGCACACCAGTCCTGATAAATATAAGGCTGTCTCGTCAGTGATTCAATACAACTATTGGGTATAGTTTCTGTGATTTTATTCTGTAGAAATGGAACACAACAACCAGTCACCACCAGCACTTCTTTAAATACGCCAAGTCCGACGCAAGCTAACCTTCTAGTCCGCTTTGAGCGAGAAGCGGAAGTCTCGGTCTTATTATGTTCTGAGACTAGAAGGTATTTCTTAAGGATGATTATTCGTTACGCCTACATATAATAGAAACAGAAATTTAAAGTTTAAATCTAGGTATCTGGCTAATGATACCTAGATTGAATTTGAATCATATTTTGTTAGTTAACTTTAACTATTATCTTTCTCCAACATCCTCTTCTAAAACATGATCTATCTTATCTACAGGAAGATTATCATACTTAGAAAAATCAAAACCATCGGGAAGTTTATTTTTTGCTGCTTTTAATATTCTTATTGAATCGTTACCGTTTCTAGAGCGATTTCGCCAATAACATTGATTGTTTTTGTTTGCTCCTTCAAGCAGGGTTAACATTTGCTCGCTTGAGTAATTAGCCAAGTCTTTGTCAATAAATCTATCAAAATATATATCGGCTCGTTCGAAATCAGCACTATTTATAAAACAAGCAATTCCAAAATCGCGATACTCTGATTCCAAACCTAATTCGCTGCAAACATTTTTAAAAATTGCCAAATGTTGCTGGTTGAGAAAATTCCCATTATCCCCGTATTTTTTGTAATATTTTTCAGATATTCTTTTTGTTACGCGATTAATGTGTTCCTCCGGCGATTCAGATATAAAAAAGGCTATTCCAAAATAAGATATGTTATCTTTTATAATAGGCTTTATGAGTTCTTTTACTGAATCATCCAAGGCGTTATATATTTCTTTCTCCATGGAAATGAACTCAATTAGTGCCTTAATTGCATCATGGTTATTGGAAATATTGGAGTAATAAGCAGTTTCTGCTTTAACCGAGTCCACCATGGCTTGCCTGTCTTTTTCAAATATCAGTTTCATAGCTCTGATATTTATCTCTCTATTTTCTAATGGCTTAGCTTCTTCAGATCTAAACGAAAACTTCCACAACCCCTTGAATATCTTAACTAATACTTCCTTGTTTAAAGATTTGAAATATTTAACATCTAAGTATTTTTTTAGCGCGTTATCGGAAGGGAATAGGTCCTTTACCTTTTCTAGATCTGCAACAAATGTGGAAAGTATTTTTTGAGACATAAATGGCGGCTTGCTTAATATTACTTCTATACTATTCCTAATGTCACTTCTAATCATTTCCTGTGTTGGCTCGAATAACGTATCTTCGTCACTTATTACGGGATGGGCAGATAAATGCCTGTGTTTTTGAATAAGTAAAACTTTATGGTTTGAAGCAGTGTCTAATAATTGAGTTCTTTCAAAAACTCTTTTAATAAGCTCTTTTTCCCATTTAGGAGAGTAAGGATCATCGTTTTGTAGTGCTTCAATTTCTAATAATATCTTTTCCGCAACAGCATCGTTATGAACATCTCGCAGTTCTTGGAGCTTAAAAATAATATCACATACAACTACTGACCATAGCATCACGGTAGCAGAACGGTAACAACCATTAGCATAGCTCTTATAAACCTCTTCAAAATATTTTCTAGTTCTTCTATCATAAATTTTACTCTTCTGAGATTCTAATGAGAATATTCTAACGTCCATAATTTCTCCATGAAAAATATTTAACTCAAATAATTGAATATGAATCATGTAGTCATAAATACTTCAAAATTATATTTTTAGCCCACTTAATTCATACAAAACTTCTTTAATAAACTGATTCAGGCCTCATGCATTATGCTTTTAACAAACTATCCTAACCTTCATAGTGTAAATCTTGATGTTCAATTTTACAATACGCCAAGTTTCCGTAAATCAATGAATGCGTCGGATTTTACAATAATTTAAAAGAGATGTTGAATAGTATCCATGAAGTGTAAGGTTAATATACCCAAAACGTCCGCCTCTGGCACAAAGCGGACAACCACGCTAGCTCTACCCTGTGCCACAAAATGTCAATTTGCATCTGAACTAATGCACTTTAATCTCGTCACTTCAATAAATACCGAACATCACCCTGATAAAACGACAATATGCGCTGCATAACTTCACTCTTCCGGCACTCGCGACAGATTATGTTCTGACGCCTGTCGTAGCGACGTATTTCTCCGTCAGGTAATGACCAGATAAGGTCCGGATCAACCGCAGATGGTTTCTTCAGCTTTGCCCTTGAGAGCTTTTTACGGGCATTTTGCCAGTCCTTACGCGCCTGTTCAGACGGGAATAACCCGTAACCAGAGTTGTATACATCGCCGCTGGCAACCAGCTCTCTTGCGAGAACGCTCATCAGATATCTTGTCGCATCTGTCTTGACTTCCAGTTGCCGTAACGTCTCGCGTCCACTCCGGCGTACTAGCTCAACAACCTGCCCTTTAATTTTTTCCCGCTCTTCCTGTGTAAAAACTTTTGCCATAAGCGCCTCCGGCAATCACTTTTCCGATACAACACGGCGGGAAGAATCAGTAATTTGTCGAACAATATCCCGGTGCTTGTTCAGCTCCCGCAGCGCGGCGCAGACTCGCTCCCACTTCTGGACATGATTTTTCGCCCGACGCAGTTCACGATTTGCCATATGCAGCGATGGTAAAATCAGGTTATCCGCTTGCGTTTCAGTAAACGATGGCAACGACTGCACAATGTCCGCCACAGTTTCTGTTTTAATATCTTCCTGTGTTGCAGCTTCCTGTACTGGTAACGCAACACCGGCTGGCTGAGGAAAGGCTTTACCATCAGTTTCCGCTACCGATGCAGCTTTCGGCTCTGCTGGTAAATTATCGCCCGGCATGCAGTAACGAAATTTACCGTTCTGATTAACGCGAATCAGACGACCTTTACTGATTGCCATTGCCAGCGTTGAAGCCACTTTGCGTGATGTGATGCCGAAAAACGTAGCCAGTTCATCCGCCGTTTGTGGGCCACGTTGTTCAATCGTCGCAGTTAAATCGCACTCCGAAATTTTTGCGACTGTTGCCGTGGTGGTTTCTTCCGGCAGTTCTGCCTGCTCTGGCTGTTCCTGCTGAACGTTGTTATCAGCCACGCGCCAGGTGTATACGCTTTTATCAACGAAGCCAGCCTTTTTCAGTTCCCACAGCTCGTTCAGCACTTCTTCACGACTGATATCAAGTCGCGCAGCCAGTTCTACCGACGTAGCTTTCCCCATTGCTTTCAGTGCGTCAAAAACAGTCTCCATTAAATTTTTCTCCCGGTAAAAATTACTTCGCAATTCCTGGCTGGACGACATTCGGACGCCAGCTCTCCCAGTTAAAATTCCCCCATCGCCCGCCGTTCATGGTCATGCGATCCATAATCCGCTCGCCGAGCAATGTTTTCATGGCCTCATAGTTCAGGTTTGTCAGCATTCCCACGCTACGCATCGACGCTGTCCGTCGATCAATAATCTGGTGCAGTACCACCTGCTCGTTTTTCGTCTCGCGCTGAATGCCAATTTCATCAAGAACCAGCAGATCCACTTCGCACAGTTCCCGCAAAAATTTTTCGCCTGACTGCCCGTCGTCATAGCTGGCGTGGAGGGCACTCATAACATCAGCCACGGTAACCACAATCACTGTCTGACCGTCTTTCAGCAGGCGATTCCCGATAGCTGCCGCTAAGTGATTCTTCCCGGTACCAGGTTTTCCGCTGAACGCAAAATTTGTACACCCGGTCATCAGTTCATCAGCGATGGATTTCGCCTGACTCAACGCGTATCGCTGCCCTTCGTTCTGCACCTGGTAATTCGAAAACGAGCATTTGCGGTGCAATGGCTGGATGCCAGAGCGATTCAGAATTTTTTCCACCCGCAACTGACGATTCTGACGGTTGATCTCCTCACAACGTTTCTGGCCTTCGGAAAGTTGCCACTCGCGCCACTCCGCTACCGTCTTGAATGGCGCGGTTACATGTGACGGGGCCAGTCTGCGGATACGTTCAAGAACGTCGCCTGTCGCAATATTTTTCATGGTCAGTTACCCCCTGAAGCCTGGCGGGATCGCACTATCCGGTAACGAGACGGTGTTAACCTGTCGGAGTAACGTCTCAGGTCGAACACCTTTCGGCGCGAACAAGCCCTGGTATTCGTTGGCGATGCTGTGTCGAATCACCTGCTCAGGTGAAAAACCCTGCTGGCGGAATTTTTCCAGCTCCCGTATCGCCCCGTTAGCGCCCTGCTCCGTTCGAATCGGTTTTCGCAATGCCTGCCTGAACTGAACCCACTCATGCCAGAGTGTTTCCGGCAACCAGTCAGGCAGCTCGATAGCCTCCGGTTCGAATTTTTTAGACGCTCGTTTTTGGCGAGGGGGATTTAGGGGGAGATAAGTATTTATATCTTCCTCTTTCTCTTCCTCTGGTAACGCTTTTTGATCCGTTTTTGTAACGCTGGCAGCGTTACCTTTTCGTTTCAGTTCTCGTATTTTTGTTACTCTCTCGTTTGTAACCGCCCGTTTTTTAGAGCTTTTCCCGTTATGGCGCTCAAAGTTAGGAAGCGACAACACACCATTAGTTTCGACCAGCCATCCAACCTGAATTAACGCATCAGCAAACCCAGCCATAAAAGTGATGCGATCTATTGCACTTTTTGTAACGCCGCGAGCGTTACACTCTGCGTTACCGTCTATCATTTGTTGATCCGCCCATGCCCAGAAGCGAATGACTTTCCCTAATGCGGCATCTGGATCAATATTCAGAATCTCAGCAAGCCTGAATATTTCCGGCTTATCCGGCGTAATAACTTCGAGCTTTATCCAGTTTGAAGCCATTTGTTTTCACCTTGTAACGCTCGCAGCGTTACATTTAACTGATACCGAACAAAACAGTTCGGTACGATTAATTTCAATCAATGCACTACGACAGAATCGCTAGGAGAACCGCCGCCGCTGAAATGTGCTTTACGGTAAACGGCCTGGACTGCATCATCATGCGCATCAATTGCCGTACTCAGTGCATCCTGTGCCGCCAGTAATGCACGGCGTTCCAGGGTATCGAAGATGCAGAGTCGGTGACGCAGCTCGCGAGGAAGAATTGCCAGAACCGCAGGGATCAGTTTCTGAATTTTTTCCCTTTGCGCATTCGTTTCACCTTTCAACCAACGATGATAGATATTCTGCTGATTGTTCCAGTCCTTGCCTGGTACCAGGGGCAATTCGCCGCCCCCCTGGCGCAGATATTCTTCAGTAATTGCGTTAGCGACCCACGCCTGCCCTTTTTCGGCTGCCAGGGCTAACAACACTGATTCGATGTGCTCATGCTTGATTTTCATGAATCAACTCCCATCAGCTTTTTCGTAGTAGTTTTATTTCTGCCAATAGTTAAAATTGCATCGGCAGAAAATAATCCGTTTGATGCATGAGCGATTTTTTCAGCGTAATTTGTTTCGCCGGTATATTCTGTGCGAGGCAATTTTCCGTTATCCATCCATTTGTAGATTGCTCTTTGGCTGACACCACAAACGTCGGCCACAACAGAAACGCGAACAGTTTTGATTACATCTTCAAGTGTTTTCTGGTTCATATCACCCTCACAATGTGAACTTTGAGTACATGCTATAACAGAACTGACAGTACATTCAAGAGCGAATATCATTGAACTTATGGTTCATGAAGATAAAGCGCGTAAAGAGTTCGCCAGTAGGCTTGCGCTAGCCTGTGAAAACGCTGGTTATGAACAACATGGAAGGCAGGCAGAAATTGCCCGTCGAATGAAATTAACACCAAAAGCGGTTAGCAAATGGTTTAATGGTGAAACAATTCCTCGCCGAGAGAAATTAAGGGAATTAGCAACACTCATTGGAACAACACCAACCTATCTTTTGGGAGAGGATACAGAAGAAAGTGGACAGATACGTTTCTATCAGGAGTTAAATCCAAGACAAAAAATCATCATTGACCTTCTGGACGAGCTCCCTGACAGTGAGACAGATGAACTTTTAAAAACTCTTGAGGAGAAAAAACAGAAGTACAATGCAATTTACGAAGAGTTAGCACGAAAGAAAAAACAAAAAGCCTCTTAAACCAGCATAAATCCGGTAGCGTCCCCCTCCGGGTTTGTGCTTCACTTTATCCCGTCTAATTTTTTTATACATAAAATGTACTTAAAGTACTTTACAATGATGAACACAAAGTACATTATATACCTACCAACCCACCCCGCCCCACAGAACGCCGGGCAATACTTCGAGTTACCAGGCAGTGGTCAGGGGTTAAGTAGCCAGCCCGAGGCGTATGAACATGACGGCGGGATTCAAATTTTGCAGTGCAGCAGTTAGTTCCGCCACCCGGCGTTAAGGGGATAGATAAGATGGTGCATTACGAAGTAGTTCAGTATTTGATGGATTGTTGCGGTATCACTTACAACCAGGCTGTGCAGGCTTTACGCAGCAACGACTGGGATCTCTGGCAGGCAGAAGTCGCTATACGTAGCAACAAGATGTGAGATTCGCAAAATGCAAAAAATCGACCTCGGCAACAACGAATCCCTGGTGTGCGGCGTGTTCCCCAACCAGGATGGAACGTTCACTGCCATGACGTATACCAAAAGCAAAACATTTAAAACCGAAACTGGTGCGCGCCGATGGTTGGAGAAGCACACAGTAAGCTAACGATTAAAACGTCTACTCCTGCTGTTCCAGAATAACTTCATAAAATGGGAGTATTTTTCGGTGACAAGATAATAAGAACAGTTTGCGCTATCACTCTGATGTTGAATGATGCCCTTCCGTTCTAATTTTTTCATAACCGGGTTACGGCAAGGAGAAGTGATAATAAGATTTCCTGTTTTAAGGAAATCTTTAAATACAGCGATTTCTTTCTCAGATAAACGAAGCAATACTCGTTGCTCTGGTAGTAATGAATAATGCTTTTGAATATGTGCTCGCAATCTTGAGAAGGAAATGGCGACCACGAAAGAAAAGGCAAAAACGATAATCTGAAAGAGCCAAGGTATTTCAGTATAAGCATTGAATGCGGCAGTAAACTCTTTCGGTATCAGCCAGAGAGTGAGACCAAAAATGATAATCGTATACATAAGTCTTTCGAGTGGCTCGTTAGCAAAAAGTTTCAACAATGGAGTAAATACATCCAACATATCAATAACTCTCAACTGTAAGGGTATTGAAATGTTAACACAAGCTCTCGCTGTAGGGGTATAGCCGAGACCACCGAAGTCCGGAGGTGGTGAAATAAAACCGGGCACAACACGAAGGCGCATTTCCGATATCCATAAAGAGTCGGTCTTGTCTGTTAAATTTAAATGGTGGGAGTGCGCCTCCGGTTGTAAATAACGACATTGCTGTGTGTAGTCCTGGCGGCATCAGTTTTTTTCTTGAAGTTCGGCTGATGTCCGCCCTTTTTAAAGTGAATTTTGTGATGCGGTGAATGCGGCTAAGCGCACGTGGCACAGTTAAAAGTCATGTTAGTCCTTATTGGTTTGGGTGGGAAAGCCGACTGTAATTGTTAACTGGTTGCAGTCACCTGGAGGCACCAGGCACCGCATCAACAAAGTTCATTTGTAAAAATGGAGATAATTATGATTGCACATCACTTCGGAACTGATGAAATACCACGTCAGTGTGTGACTCCTGGCGATTATGTTCTTCATGAAGGCCGGACATATATTGCCTCGGCAAACAATATTAAAAAGCGAAAACTATATATTCGTAACCTGACCACAAAAACATGCATTACTGACCGCATGATTAAAGTCTTCCTCGGTCGTGATGGTTTACCTGTAAAGGCGGAGTCATGGTGATGACTAAGAAAATAAAATGTGCTTACCACCTTTGCAAAAAAGACGTTGAAGAAAGCAAAGCTATTGAAAGAATGCTTCACTTCATGCACGGGATTTTATCAAAAGACGAACCGAGAAAATATTGCAGTGAAGCTTGTGCCGAAAAAGACCAGATGGCACATGAACTTTAATTAATTGACTATTCGAAACTGAATTTATGCCAGAAATGGCAGGTATTCGCTCAACCTTAATTAAGGAGAAAAACATGATTACCAATTATGAAGCCACTGTTGTAACTACCGATGACATTGTTCACGAGGTGAATCTGGAAGGAAAGCGCATTGGCTACGTAATTAAAACAGAAAATAAAGAAACCCCATTCACTGTGGTTGATATCGATGGTCCATCAGGCAACGTAAAAACACTTGATGAAGGTGTCAAAAAAATGTGCCTGGTGCATATCGGAAAGAATCTGCCCGCAGAAAAAAAAGCCGAATTTCTGGCAACTCTAATTGCAATGAAATTAAAAGGTGAAATCTGAAAGAAATAGCCTGCGTATGGCGCAGGCTATGAACAGTGTGTATCCGGCAAGATCATTCACTGAACAAAACGAATTTTAATCTGAGTTGAGGTTAAAAAACAATGAGCACAAAACCACTCTTCCTGTTACGGAAAGCGAAAAAATCATCCGGTGAACCTGACGTCGTCCTGTGGGCAAGCAACGATTTTGAATCGACCTGTGCCACTCTGGACTACCTGATCGTTAAGTCAGGTAAAAAACTGAGCAGCTATTTTAAAGCTGTTGCCACGAATTTTCCTGTCGTTAATGACCTGCCCGCTGAAGGTGAGATCGATTTTACCTGGAGTGAACGCTATCAACTCAGCAAAGACTCCATGACATGGGAACTAAAACCGGGAGCAGCACCAGACAACGCTCATTATCAAGGCAATACCAACGTCAACGGCGAAGACATGACTGAGATTGAGGAGAATATGCTAATCCCAATTTCTGGCCAGGAACTGCCCATTCGTTGGCTTGCTCAACACGGCAGCGAAAAACCGGTAACGCACGTTTCACGCGACGGACTCCAGGCATTACACATTGCTCGGGCTGAAGAACTACCGGCTGTTACTGCCCTGGCTGTTTCCCACAAAACCAGCCTGCTCGACCCGCTGGAAATTCGCGAACTCCACAAACTGGTTCGTGACACTGACAAAGTTTTCCCTAATCCTGGTAATTCAAACCTGGGACTGATAACTGCTTTTTTCGAAGCATACCTGAACGCTGACTACACCGATCGAGGACTGCTGACAAAAGAGTGGATGAAGGGTAATCGTGTTTCACACATCACTCGCACGGCTTCCGGTGCTAATGCTGGCGGCGGAAACCTCACCGATCGCGGCGAAGGTTTCGTACACGATCTGACGTCACTGGCGCGCGACGTAGCCACTGGCGTACTGGCCCGTTCAATGGATCTGGACATCTATAACCTTCATCTGTCAGCGCCAATGATATAAGACAGTAATTCACCATTTGGATTGTCCGCTCCACCCAACATGTTGTTTCCTTAAGGTTCCTACACCACAAAGGGAACACTCATGCTGAGCAGAGAGGATTTTTACATGATAAAGCAAATGCGCCAGCAAGGTGCGTATATTGTTGATATTGCCACTCAGGTTGGTTGCTCTGAGCGGACCGTCAGACGGTACCTGAAATACCCGGAACCTCCGGCCAGAAAAACACGCCACAAAATGGCCAAACTCAAGCCGTTCATGGACTATATAGATATGCGTCTGGCTGAGAACGTCTGGAACGGCGAGGTCATCCTGGCGGAAATCAAAGCGATGGGTTATACCGGTGGCCGTTCCATGTTGCGCTACTACATCCAGCCCAAACGTAAGATGCGGCCATCGAAGAAAACGGTTCGCTTCGAAACTCAGCCCGGTTACCAGCTACAGCATGACTGGGGAGAAGTTGAGGCTGAGGTTGCCGGGCAACGATGCAGGGTTAACTTCGCGGTTAATACGCTGGGGTTCTCACGTCGCTTCCATGTCTTCGCGGCACCAAAGCAGGATGCTGAACATACCTATGAGTCACTGGTCCGCGCCTTTCGCTACTTCGGCGGTAGCGTGAAAACCGTGCTGGTCGATAACCAGAAAGCCGCAGTGCTGAAAAATAACAACGGGAAGGTGGTGTTCAACTCCGGGTTCCTGCTGCTGGCCGATCACTATGGCTTCCTGCCACGGGCCTGCCGTCCACGAAGGGCCAGAACCAAAGGTAAGGTTGAACGGATGGTGAAATACCTCAAGGAAAACTTCTTCATCCGGTACCGCCGGTTCGACAGCTTCGCCCATGTTAACCAGCTACTGGAGCAGTGGATGGCTGACGTTGCTGACAGGCGAGAACTTCGCCAGTTCAGGCAGACACCGGAACAGCGCTTCACGCAGGAACAGGAGCATCTGCATCCGCTGCCGGGTACGGACTTCGATACCAGCTATTTCGATATCCGTCATGTCTCCTGGGATGGCTATATCGAGGTTGGCGGGAACCGTTACAGCGTACCGGAAAGCCTGTGTGGCCAGCCGGTATCAATACGGATCTCGCTGGATGATGAACTACGGATCTACAGTAATGAGCAACAGGTAGCATCGCATCGTCTCTGTTCGGCTGCATCCAGCTGGCAAACCGTGCCGGAGCATCACGCCCCACTCTGGCAGCAGGTCAGTCAGGTGGAACACAGACCGTTGAGTACGTATGAGGAGCTGTTGTGATGCATGAACTGGAGACACTGCTGAGTCGTCTTAAAATGGAACATCTGGGCTACCACGTTGAAAGCCTGCTGGAGCAGGCGGCCAAAAAAGAACTGAACTACCGCGAGTTCCTGTGCATGGCGTTGCAGCAGGAATGGAACGGGAGGCATCAGCGCGGTATGGAGTCCCGGCTGAAACAGGCCCGCTTCCCGTGGGTCAAAACGCTGGAGCAGTTCGACTTCGGCTTCCAGCCAGGTATCGATCGTAAGGTCGTCCGTGAGCTGGCCGGGCTGGCGTTCGTGGAGCGTAGCGAGAACGTGATCCTGCTGGGTCCGCCCGGTGTGGGTAAAACGCACCTGGCAGTCGCTCTCGGGGTAAAAGCGGCGGACGCTGGTCATCGGGTACTGTTCATGCCACTGGATAAGCTGATCGCCACACTCATGAAGGCAAAACAGGAAAACCGGCTGGAAAAACAGCTACAGCAGCTTGGTTATGCCCGGGTACTGATACTGGATGAGATAGGCTATCTGCCGATGACCCGCGAGGAAGCCAGTCTGTTCTTCCGGTTGCTGAACCGTCGATATGAAAAAGCGAGCATCGTGCTGACGTCAAATAAAGGGTTCGCCGACTGGGGAGAGATGTTCGGCGATAACGTGCTGGCAACGGCAATCCTGGATCGACTGCTCCACCACTCAACCACACTGAACATCAAAGGAGAAAGCTACCGATTAAAGGAAAAACGCAAAGCGGGAGTGCTGGCAAAAAACGCCACGCCAATCAGTGATGATGAAATGGCGGAAAGCGGACAACATTAATGACCAATAGCGGACATTAAAAATGGCGAAAAACGGCCAATAATCTT